GCACCGTGATCTTTGATAGAGTCAGAAAGGTCTTTGCTCATAGGAAGAACTACAGGAACTATGTTTGGATAGATTTCTTTATACTTTTCCATAGCTTTCAGACCTGCTTCATCATAGTCAAACATCACCATGACTTTTTGGTAATCTTTGAGATACTGCTGCATCACTTCTTTACGTATCATAGAGTTCTCGGAGTCCGGGGCCACTACATCTACAGCGAGCTTTAGACTTTTAAGACTCATTATATCTTTTAAAGAAGAGGTGATTACTAAATACTTATGATTTTTTATTTGTTCAGAACCTTGTATGTAGTCATTCACTTTAATAAACTTCTTATCCAGAGTCTTGGGCTGATAGATCTTATATAGTGTACCGTCCTTCTTAAAGTAACCATAGAGATAATTACCTCGTATTGTTAACTCTATAGGATCTTCATCTACTATGTCTTTAGACAAAACATAATATTCCAATGGTCTAACACAATACTCTTCCAGTAGACGTGATCCAATGTTGAACTGGGTCCAGAAGTATTGATCAGAAGTATTCCAGGATCTGAATACGAACTTTGATACTTTATACTTGCTGGCCTGCTTGAACTCTGTAACATCGTATCCACCGTTATTGTGTAAGACATAGTCGTTGTATTTTTCTACTACTAAAGATGAAGCTTTATGATAAGGAAGCTGCGTAAGTTCTTTGACTAAGTCTATAGCTGAACCACCTTTGCCGCTTGAGAAATCTTTGTACCGGTAACCATCTTTTTTGGCGTCATAGTAGATGCACATAGATGGTGTCCGTTCTTTTGAATTGAACAGACTTTTGATCTTTACATCATGACCGTTAAGCTTTTCTTTAAGCTTGCAGAAGTGTTCAAATATCCAGGGTACAGGAACGTCCTTGACTTCATGTACCAGATTTTTTGTGTTAAACATAAAACTGCTTTTAAAAAAAAGAGGGGGAAGTGGAAACCTCCCCCGTTGATGTTACTTCTTATACTACTTTACCGGTAGTCTTTTTACATGTCAAAGTCATCGTTAACAGGCTCAAAGCTGCTAACAGGTTTGGTTTGCATTGCCTTGTAGTGATACTGGTTGTTTTTGTCAAACTTATCCAGTCTTGCTTCATCTACAGAAGCAAACTTGTACCTTGGTAAAGAGAGTTTTACAATGGTCTTACCATTGTACTCTTCTTCTGTGCCCTTAAGGAACCAGTACATGTCATGTCCTTTTAAGATGCTGATTGCCTGAGCAACCCAGTCTTCAAGGCTCACTGCTGAGATGTTATCTACAGCATCACGCAAACCAAGTTCTCCGGCAATTACTGTGAGTTTCTGAAGAATCTCATTCTTCATCACATTAGTTTCGTTAAACTGGTCAGTCCAGATGGTAGCTGTTACACGTGATGACAAACCTTTAAACTTAGGTCCGTCCTGGTCATTTCTGTCTATAGACCAGCCTTCAAAGTTTTCAAGTTCTGGACCCTCAAGAATAAGTTCCAGACTCTTTTTGTCTCCGTTCTTGGAGGTTCTTACGTTGCCACTGAAAATGTGGGCATACACTACGCCTGGTTGGAAAGACTTCATTTGTCCACTACCAGTTTTTACTTCCTGTCCTTTAGTACTAAACATGTGCTTGTGTTTTAAAAATTAAGAGAGTTAGTTTTCATAATCAAGAACTGCTTGTCTTACAAGCTGCAGATCGTTTACAATCTCAAAGTCTGTAAACATATCCTTAGGTGCTTTACAAGTATTCTCACCATTGTTACGGGTCTCAAAAACATGACGGATATCCCCGTCTTTGTTCTTTTTCACCTTACCAAACAATACAATAGAGAACAGACCTTCTAGTGTAAGTTTTTCATCAACCATTTTACCAATAGTCTTTGCTTTAAACTTACGTTTACCTTCCAGGTCCGTAGACTCTTCAGCATGCGTCAGAAAGAATACCATGAGGTCTTCTCTCAGATCTTTAGGCATACGGGCAATACGTGCCAGGTGTGCACCGATCTGTGTGAACTTCTCATAGCCTTTCTCGTCTACACGATCAAAGAACTCAAAAGAGCTCATGTACTGAAAGTCGTCAATAACAAGGTTCTTGATTTCCTTTCTCTTTTCACTGACATACTTAATACATGCCTCAATGTTTTGAGGAGAGTTACCATAGTACATATTCCCGTTAGGATTTTCCTTAGACCAGGTTGTGTACTTCTTTTTCCAGCCCTTAAAGGGGAGTGCTTTGTTAGCTACATTAATAATAAATGTCTCTGCCGGGTTCAGGTTTTCAATAGCTGTGGACTTACCTGCACCGGATTCTGCAATAACAAGAATACCTTGTGCCATATTTAAAAGTGTATTTTACTACTTTGTATTAGTTCATTGAGCCATGGCTTTAGACTTAATGGCTTTCCGTAACGGATTGCTATATAGTCTCTAATGGTCATTTCACTATAGGGAGCATCAGACACTTCTGGTCTGCTTGTAAACAATACCTGTGTATTTACCTCTTCAGCTTTAATTACAGGTTTTTCTACAGGAGGTGTTGATGGTGTAGATATGCAACGCAGTTCATCAACCGGTACAAGGAATGAACCTTTTTCATTCATCTCATACTCATCTTCATGATTGTCATTACGACTAATCTTATATACTTTACGCTCAGATTCCAGAGGATCTAGATCCCTGGTAACAAGTTCAAAGAAAAAACCTTTGTCCTTTTTAAACTCTGATCCAAAAATACCTACTACATAACGTCCATGACGGTCATAGAAGGGCATCTTCATGTTAAAGTCAAGTGGAGAAATACCAAGAGCTCTGATCAATGGTGCGTGATATTCACGAACTTGGTCCAGCTTTTGTTTTTTCCATTCTTTTTGGTTGCCATATTTATCTATTGGCAGCTCTGTTTGTAACACGTTTACTTGAGACATGTGTTAGGATTTAAAATGTGTTATAGTTCTTGTCCAATATCTGCTGATATAGGTCTTCTATTATTACCCCCAGCTGATCCACTACCTCTTGGATTATTATAAGGGGTATAACCAGTGGTTGCTGTTTGTGGCTCTATAGTCTCGATCATCTTTTGCCTGTTATATTCTCCGTTCATAAACAGGATGTTGTTGTCATCTCCACCATTACGTACCTTGAGCAGATGAATGTAAATTTGGTCCTTGTGAGTAATGTACTTTTTAGGACCATAAATGTTGATGTTGGACTTAAACGGGCGGTTAAGGGCAATGACCATATCTGAACTCTGCATTAAGGCGTCACCTCCAAAAATGTCTGAGCTGGTAGGATAGTTACCTATAATACCAGGATGGGCACGGGAAGCTTCTTCCATAGTACGGTTCATCTGTGTGATCATTAGTACAATGATAGGCAGTTCATTTTTGAGCTGCATAAGCATTTCTGCTGTATTATACAGTACATCAAACTTGTCCTTTTCACCACTACTTTTTTTAATAAGCCAAGAATGGTCTATAGTTACAATCATAAACTTTGCACCCATTTGTTTGTAATAGAACCGGATAGCTTTTTCTATATCAGTTACACATAACGGCTTTTTAACCAGCTTACGCTTTATACCTGCTTTTTCCAATGCCTGGGTATCTGCTAAGTATTTTTGCATTTGTTTATAAGCAAAGTCATCCAGCTGCTGATAAGAGCTTAGTACCTGATTATAGTCCATAGCTACTTCTGCTGCAAACTGTCGGGCTGCATACTGTTTGTCACCCATCTCAAACTGGAACTCCAGGATAGAAAAATCCTGGTCCGGATTATGAAGACGTGACTCCCTCAGTATCTGGGAAACTATCATGGTTTTACCTGCACCTGGTCTGGCTCCTATTGTCATCATAGAACCCCATTCCAGACCACCAATACCCGCATAATTCAGTCCGGTCCAGGGAGTCTTAAAAGACTTTACCCTTCCTGTTCTGCGGTCGTCTATATATTTGAGACCCTCAATGAGGACCTCAGAATAATCTTTGGCGTCAAAAGGATTCTGTGGATTACTCATTTTTGTTTGTT